GATTTTGTAGACAATAGCAAACTATACAAACCTGCGGAGCTGCTAGAGATATTTAGGCAATCAGATGCAGATGCCTGCCTTATCGATCCTTATACAGGCCTAGACAGAAAAATGGGATACGAAGGAAACTACGAGTTTTTAAATATGGCTCGCCAATTTGTAAATGAAACAGGAAAGACTATTTATATAAATACACATCCAACATCTGAAAGCGGAAGAGGCGGTAATATATTTCAAAAAGGCCATATGTGGGAGGGGCATCTGCGTCCGCCAATGGCTGCGCACATTGAAGGAGGCAAGAGCTTTTTAAATCGCTGTGATGACTTCCTAGTAATTCACAGACTAGTAAAACACGAATCAATGAAATACATAACTTTGATATCAGTTGATAAGATAAAAGATACAGATACAGGAGGGCAACAAACTCTGCTAGATGACTATATCTTTTGCGAATTTAATAACGGTTTAGGCTTTACTATTGGAGGCGTTAATCCATTAAACAACATACGATGAACTCACTAGAAATACTAAAAGCAAAGATAAACCTAAAAACTACCTTAATAAAGTTTAAGTCAAGCCTTGAAGAGCTGCGAGAAAAACACGAACACAGAACGGATTTAATTAAATCAATGCAGGAGAGCGCTGACGACATAGAACATTTTCATTCCGTTTTTATGCAGTTTGAAGACGAATATTATTTAGAATGTAAGGCTAATATGCGCCATCAGATAATCATTGCAGAACAAAAACACGAAATAGACAAGCTTAATAAATTAGTTGAAAACTTAAAAGAAGGAATATGATAAAGGTAGGAAGCGACTTTAGTGGTGTAGGCGCATTTAATCAAGCATTGATGCGTTTAGGAATTGAATACGATGAGGTTTTTGCTTGCGATATGGACAAGCACGCAAGAGAAACATTTATACATAATTACGGCGAACCTAAATACTATCCGAAAGATGTTTACGAAAGAGAAATACCAAAAGAAAGTTTAGATATTTATATGACTTCGCCGCCTTGTCAAGCCTTTAGCAATAATGGAAAAAATTTAGGAAAAGATGATAAACGAGGGATCCTGTTTTATAATAGCCATGAATTTATTAAACACAACAAACCAAAATACTTTATTATTGAAAATGTTAGAGGCTTGCTTTCTGATGATGATGGTAAAACTTTTAGAGAATGGTTGAATTTGCTGGCAGGAAAAAGCGTAAACGGTTTGCCTGTATTATTTAAACATCAAAATTCCGTTCCGTATCATATTTATTATAAGGTAGTCATAGCCAAAAAGCATGGAGTACCACAGAATAGAGAAAGAGTTTTTATTGTTGGTATTCGTGATGATGCAGATAATAATTTTAGATGGCCTAAAGAAGAGAATCTAGAAAAAAAGCTTATAGATGTTTTAGAAAAAAATGTTTCTAAAGATTATGCAATAGATTTTAATAAAATTAAATATTTATTGATAAATGAAGGATCCAGGATTCTAGATAATGATAATAAAAATTATTTGTTTAAAAATAATAATATTAGAATCAGAACAAACAACATAAAAGGGCATGAAATACTTACAAATCAAGACAGCCTTACAATAAGCTTTCTTAAATCAAAAACACGAAATGGAAGAATTGGTAAGCAAATATCTCAAACAATAGATACATCTTGCAATATAGCTGTTATTGATGATTATGCAATAAGAAGATTAACGCCTAGAGAATGCTTTAGGCTTATGGATTTTCCTGATACCTTTAGTTGGACTTGTTCGGATAGTCAAGCTTATAAACAAGCAGGAAATAGTATAGTAGTACGATGCTTAGAATTAATAATAAAACAATTTAACTTATGAAATGCCCACAATGTAGCCAAACAATTATTTGGATAGAGGAATATGATTACAAAAATTATGGAATAGAAGGAGAAGGCGTGATAGGCGTTTATCTTTGCGAAAACAAACAATGTACTGTAGATGACGTTTACATATTTACGCCAATAGATGCCTAGATGTAAAAACTGCAGAGAGAAATTTGAAGCAAAGCACTTTAACCAAAAATACTGCTTTAATCCTGGATGCGTTAAAGCATGGGTAGAAACAGCCAAGCAAAAGAATTGGAAAAAAGAAAAAAAAGAATTAAAAGAAAAGCTAGAAACCGTTCAAAGTTTAACAAAGAAAGCGCAAACCTATTTCAATGCATACATTAGAGCAAGAGACAAAAATAAAACTTGCGTCAGTTGCGATAAGCCTTTAGGATCCAAATTTGACGCAGGCCATTACTACAGCGCAGGAGGTTTTGGTAGCGTTAGATTCAATGAGCTTAATGTGCATGGGCAGTGCGTTTATTGCAATCAGCATCTTCACGCTAACCTGTTAAATTATCAGATAGGAATAGAGCAAAGAATAGGAGGCGAGGCGCTTATGGAATTGCATGAGCAGGCGCATCAGGTTAGGAAATATACAAGGGAAGAACTGAGGGATATAATAGAAATATATAAATTAAAAACAAAAAAACACAATGAAAGTTAATAAAGAGATGCTGCAGCAAGCAGAGCAATGGAACAATTTTAAAGCAAATCAATTTACATCTAAAAAAAATGATCCTAAAAAACAAAGGGAGCTTACAGTAATTGGAAATCTAGCGGAAATTATATTTCAAAAAACACATAAGGAAGCTCAAAGAATAAGCGAAACAGATTACAATGCTGATTTTATTTTAAAAGATAAACGAGTAGATGTTAAAGTAAAACTAGGCAATGAATATTTAAAACCTTTTTATGAGGTTTCAATCCAGGGCAGTCAAAAAGATTACGATGTGGATTATTATGCTTTTTATCATTATAACAGAATAAAAAAGGATATAAATTTTTTAGGATGGATAAGCAAAGATTCGTTTTTTGAAAAGGCAATATTTAGACCTAAAGGTTATGTATATAAAAACAACAATCACCCTGTTGAAAATGATGTTTGGCAGCTAAAAATAAGCCAATTAGAATAATTTTTGTTATATTTGTAATACATATTAAAAATACACACTATGAAAAAATCAATTATTGAGAGATTGGCAACAATCCAAAAGGAGTTGAAAGCTCCAAAGAATCAGTTTAACAATTTTGGTAACTACAAGTACAGGTCCTGCGAAGATATTATGGAGGCTGTAAAGCCTTTATTGAATGGCCTAGTATTGAATTTAACTGATGAGGTTAAGGAAGCAGCAGGCTATATGTATGTAGAAGCTACTGCAATGATAACAGACGGAGATAAAATGCAAGCTGTAAAGGCTCAAGCAGGAATTGATCCTACTCGCAAGGGGATGGATATTGCTCAGAGTTTTGGAAGCAGCAGCTCATACGCTCGCAAGTATGCTTTAAATGGTTTGTTCCTTATTGACGACACAAAAGATGCAGATAGCGCAAATACTCATGATAAGAAAGCAGCGCCTAAAAAGAAGAAACTTACAGAGGCTAGATTTAAAGATGCTATAAAAGCGCTCCAAGATGGCAAAGTAGAAAAGGATGCAATCACTAGCAAGTTTGAATTAAACACAGCGCAAGCTAAAGCCTTAGAGTTATGCTGAAGATTAGATGTTCTTCCATTGGCAAGATAATGACCAATTCACGAAGTAAAACAGAAACTCTTAGCAAGACTACTAAAACATATTTGCAGCAGTTAGCCTTAGAAGAGGTTTACGGAATACGCAAAGAGTTTTCTAGCAGATACACAGATAAAGGCAACCAAGTAGAGCGCTATGGCATTGAGCTTTGCCAAGAGAATTTAAATTTAGGTTTGCTATATAAAAACGATGACCATTTTAAGAATGATTATTTAACAGGCACGCCTGACGTAAACACAGATAAAACTTTGCTAGACATAAAGAGTAGCTATGATGGAACTACCTTTCCTTGGTTTGCTGAGGAGATACCAAACAAAGACTATTTTTATCAGTTGCAGGGTTACATGGCATTAACAGGCAAGCGCAAAAGCTTGCTTTGTTATTGTTTGTTAAATACTCCTGAGGAGATAGTTGAGGATGAGATACGCAGAGCGCATTGGCAGAATCATTTGATTGATGAAAGCGAAGAGCTGAGAGCAGAGGTTGAGGCAAAGCATAACTTTAATCATATACCTGCAGAAAAACGAGTAAAAGTATTTAAAGTAAAATACGACAAAGATGTAGTAAAAGCCATCTATGAGCGTATAGATGAATGCAGAGAATACTATGATAAACTAATTAAAGAACTATGGGCAGAGGAAAACTTGGAGACGAAGGCAAAGTAAAAACTATCAGTGTAAGGCTAAACTTACAAGATAAATGGGATTTAGTAAAACTATCCAGGATCCAGAGCGTAACAACATCAGAGCTTATGCGCCAAATAATAAACGAATATCTTAATAAACAATCAAAATAACATGGAACAGGAATTTAATGATGAAATTCTATATAAAGAAATGGAAAATTGGAATTGGTATGATAGAATTTTATTTGAGATTTATCACAGTACAGGAAAATCAATAAGGCAAATATCTAAAGACACCAACATAAGCGCAACTAAGATTTTTAAAGGCTTAAAAGAAAGCCAAGAAAAACTAAATGCAAAATTTGAAATAAATTACCAACAATACAGAAAAACAAAAAATAAATAACATGGAACAAAAAAACAACAGCGGAGCAATCTTTAAAAACGATTACAAAAAAACGGAACAGCAGCCTGATTATAAAGGCAAAGCAATGGTAGATGGTCAAATGAAAGAGATGGCCATGTGGTTAAACGAATCTAAAAGCGGAGTAAAATATTTTAGCGTTAAATTCTCAGAACCTTACCAAGCAGATGCAGAAGCTCCTAAACAAAACATGCCGCAGGATATGCCGAGCGATTTACCTTTTTAAGTTAGGTGTTCAGATGGTGGAAAGCGCTCAGAGATGGGCGCTTTTTTTATGCACAACTTTCTGTTCATAAATGCGTCTTACAACTATTAGAAAATAATCACTACATTTGTTTAGATACTAACCATGAGATGGCTTTCAAAAGTTGCTGAGTTACATGACGACTACATTAGGATAGTCCAAAGCTTAGGCGAGGAGTTTTACGCTGAGGACATAGTGCAAGAGATGTACATTAGGTTAACCAAATACTACAAGCCTTTTAAGATTGTAAACGAAGAGGGCAAGATAAACAAGAGCTACATCTATTTAGTATTGAGAGCAATTGTCTGCGATTTACGAGCAGAGAAAAAGAAGCTGCAAAAAGTACCATTAGAATACATTGACAAGATGGGAGTTAATTACGAATACATATCCAAAGGCGAAGCTGAGTACAATCTAGAACTCAGAATGCGAAAAGAGATGAATACATGGGAATGGTTTGACGAGCTGCTGTTTAAAGTTTACAGAGACTCAGGCATGAGTATGCGGCAGATAGCTGCAGAAACAGGAATAAGCACAAAGACAATATTCTACTCCATAAAGAAATCAAAAGAGAAACTAAAGGAAAACATCGCAGAAGATTACGAGGATTATATAAACGGAGACTACGAATGGCTATAAACAAAAAAGATGTACAGGCAGAAATAAAGCGCCTAGAATCTAAAATCACAGGCGATATGTATAATGACATGGAGCTGATGCAACAGATTTACGAATTAAAGGTTATACTAAACCCTGCAATAGAAAACAATCCTGAAGAAGATGACGATTGCCTTTATTGCGGATCCTAATAAAAAACGAATGAAGAAACTAGACAAACGTACAAAGGAGTACAAAGAATGGAAAAAGAATCAGAAGGCTGAAGGCTTAGGTGATATTGTAGAGAAGATAACAGAGGCTACAGGAATAAAAGACGTTGTAAAATGGCTAGCAGGAGACGATTGCGGGTGCGAAGAGCGTAAGGAATTTTTGAATAAAATTTGGCGCAGAAATCCGAATTGCCTAGAGGAACACGAATACAAATGGCTAGAAGAGTTTATGTCTAAGCATTGGGATAAAGATGCAGAGAGATGGGGAACAGCAGCAAACCATCATGATAAGGTTAAACTCATTAAGATATACAACAGAGTATTCAAGGTTAAACAAGACACAGGAACAACCTGCAGCAGTTGCGTAAGAGATATTGCTGACAAGATGAAAAGAGTTTACGAGGCATACTAATAAAACACGAATGAATTTAGTAAAGGTAAAAATATCAGAGGTAAAGAATAACCCAAACAATCCAAGAGTAATTAAAGACTTTAAATATCGCAAGCTAGTAAAGTCAATAAAAGATGCGCCTTGGATGTTGCAGTACAGAACAATAGTTGTAAATGATGACATGATTGTATTAGGAGGAAACCAAAGATTGAGAGCTTGTAAAGAGGCAGGAATGAAAGAGGTTTACATTCAAAAAGCTAGCGAGTTATCAGAGGAGCAACAGAGGGAATTTATTATAAAAGATAATTTAAGCTCAGGCGAATGGGATTGGGATGCTTTGGCAAATGATTTTGATGCTGATGAATTAGAAAGCTTGGGTTTAGATATGCCATTTATGGGAGACAATATGTCAAACGAAAATGAATACGCAGGCGCGGATCCTAATGCCGAACTAGAGAACTTTTTGAATGCTGAGATAAAACGATTGTATCTTGTTTATGATTCTGATTTATATGAAAAGGTAGTTGATTGGTTTGAAAAGAAAGTAACAGATTTAGGCGTAGAGGATTTTAGTCAAGTAATTTTAAAAATCATGGAAGTTGAGAAAGGTTGATTTAATACAAATAAAAAAATGCGATGAGCTGCTAAAGAAAACGCCAAGCAAATCAGATTACTCTGAGGTTATTAGCCAGGATTGCGTATTTTATAAAGAAGGTAAAGCTGTAGGCTTGTATATTAGATTAAGCGGAAAGGAATTGCTAGGCATTCGAAAAGCTGCCTTAACAACCAAACTGCAAAAGAGCAGCAGAACGCGAGGCTTACCAACTCAGAGCAGCGTATTTGGAAGCTTGCCGAGAATAGCAAGGCGCAACGACTTCTGTAGATACAGCGCAAAAACGAAAGAGGAAAGAGAAAATAATGACTTAATTTTTGGATTTAGTAAAAGGCTTTTAGAAATATATAAGGAGCATTTGCCTAACAATCTAGAAAGGGATAAGCAGGTAATTGATGAGGGCGTTGAGATGGATTACAGAATACAAAAGGATTCGCCTTTTTTAACTGCAAACATAAACGTAAATCATGCTATTAAATACCATAGAGATACAGGAAACTTTAAAGGCAATCTAAGCAATGTTTTAATCTTGAGGCGCGGCATCGCAGGCGGAGAGCTTGTATTTCCTGAGTACGGTTTCGCGTTAAGTCAAGACGATGGATTTTTAGCAATCTTTGATGGGCAAACAGAAATACATGGAGTAATGCCAATCATAAAAACGGATGACAATCCATATAGGGCAAGCATAGTTTATTACAGCCTAGAACAGATGAAACATTGCTACCCATATAAAGAGGAAGTAGAACGCCTGCAGCAGAAGGCAACAGAAAGAGCAATAAAACGAAAAGAACACTAATGAATAAAAACTTAATACCTTTTGAAAAAGGTCAAAGCGGAAACCCAAAGGGCAGGCCTGTAGGCAGCAAGAACCGAAGTACAATAGCAAAGAAATGGCTAAGCGTTGAGCAAGACCTAAAGAATCCGCTAACAGGCGAAAAGGAAAACATGAGTCAAGAGGATTTAATGACCTTAGCATTGATTAAAAGAGCTAGGGAAGGAGATACGCAAGCATATCAGAAACTGCTAGATTCAGCTTACGGAGCGCCAATACAACAAATAGAGCAGCATAAC